TACGAGATTTGGGACCGCGACGCGCGCAACGTCTTGTGGATCAGTAAGGGTTTCCCCGAGATCATCGAAGAGCAAGAAGACCCCCTGGGCCTGGTAGGATTCGAGCCCTGCCCGCGACCCATGCTGGCTAACGTAACCACGTCCAGTACGGTCCCGCGTCCTGACTACTTCATGATTCAGGACCAGTACCAGGAACTGGACGTAGTCAATAACCGCATCTCGATGCTGATCCAAGCCTGTAAGGTGGTCGGTATCTACGATCAGTCGGCCCAAGGCATACAGCGGATGCTTAATGAGGGCTTCGACAACCAACTGATCCCCGTACCCAACTGGGCTGCGTTTGCGGAGAAGGGTGGCATCGAGGGAGCGGTTCAGTGGCTCCCCCTAGAAACTGTTGTGGCCTCCCTCGCCCAATTGAACGACGCCAGAGAGCGAATCAAGGGGCAAATCTATGAACTGACGGGCATTAGCGACATCGTCCGTGGGGCGACGAAGGCTAGCGAAACTTTGGGCGCCCAAGAGATCAAGTCCAAATTTGCCTCCATTGCCATTAAGAAGCGCCAAGACGAGGTGGCTCGCTTCGCGGCTGAGGTGCTCCGCATCAAGGCCGAGATTATGGTCAAGCACTTCACGCCCGAGATGCTGCTGGAGAAGTCCAACATCATGGCCACCGGAGAGGGCAATGTACAGTACGTCGAGCCGGCTGTCGAGATGCTCCAGACGGACGCCGGCTTTGAGTGGCGAATCCAGATCACGGCTGATTCCATCGCCCAAGCCGATTACGCCATGGAGAAGGCTGACCGCATCGAGTTGCTCCAGGCTGTATCCACATACCTGGAGAAGGCGGCGGTAATGTTCCAACAATCTCCCGGCTCAGCCCCGATCCTCACCGGCTTGCTGAAATGGGCCGTCGCCGGCTTCCGTGGCGCTTCCGACATCGAGGGTATGCTAGACAAGGAACTGGATTCCTTGTCCAAGACTCCACAGCAGCCCAAGCCTGATCCGGCTATGGCCAAGGCCCAAATGGATCAGCAGATGATGCAGCAGAAGATGCAAGCTGACGCGCAGAAGAACCAGATGGATATGCAAGCCAAGCAGCAAGACATGCAAATGAAGGAACGCATGATGGCGATGGAGATCAGGATGAAGCAAATGGAGTTGGAGTTCAAGGCTAAGGAACTCCAGATGGACGCTCAAAAGGCACAGATGGAAATGGACTTTGCCCGCGAAGAATCTGCTATCAATCAGCAGACCGCGATTCGCGAGCAGCAAATGTCGTTGCAGTCTCAGGCGATGCAGCACGAACAGAAGCTGCGTCACGGAGAGGAAGCCGCTCAGCAGAAGGCGGAACAGGCCGAACAGGCCGCAAAGGCCCCCAAGAAGGGGGGTGAAAAGTGACCCGTCGAAGCTACGTTCAAATTGAAGGAGTATTGTATGAAAAAGGAACTGAACCCCGGCGAAGCGAGCCAACCGGACGAGGGCCAGCAGTCATCCCTGACTCGCCTGACTTTGTATCGCCCATCGACAACCGTACTTACTCTGGCCGCGCTGGTATGCGCGATCATTGTGCTCGTCATAATGTGGTATCCAACTTAGAATTGAAAGGACTGCCCTATCTGACAAGTAACTCTGATCAACGCTCTTTTCAGGAACGACGAGCTGATGCCGCCCAGCGGAAGCAGCTCGTCATCAACCAAGTCAACAAACACTATAGGTGACTGCCATGACTGAAGAAGTATTGGATGACCGACGCGCGGCTATTGAAGCCGCTTTCGACAGCGTGGAAGAGGCTCCTGCGGCCGCTCCCGCCCCCTCTGAACCGGAAACGACTCAGGTAGACAGCCCTAGCGCCGAATCGAGCCTATCCCCGTCCACGGAGGAAACCGAAAAGCCGAAGGAGAGCGTTGAAAGTGAGCCCGAAACGGCTGCAGAACCCGTTTTCTCTGTAGATAAGGCCCCTCAATCGTGGCGGGGACCGCAAAAGGCCAAGTGGGCCGCGTTGGACCCGGATGTTCGTCAGGAGGTTATTCGGAGGGAACGTGAGATCACCAAGACTCTGGGGGAAACGGCCGCAGCGCGCCAGTTGGCGAACCAGTTTGCCCAAGCCGTACAACCATTCCAGGCTCGCTTACAGTCGATGGGGGCCGCTCCCATCACGGCCGTCCAGCGTTTGCTCCAAGCCGATTACGCACTATCGTCTGCTCCACCCGCTCAACGAGCCCAGTTGATGGCGAAGTTGATCAACGACTACGGTGTAGATGTACGGGCTTTGGACGCCGCATTGTCCGGCCAGCAACCCGATCCCACCGAGTCTAAGCTGGAGGCTATCCTCAACCAGCGGTTGGCCCCCCTCCAGCAGTTCCTGACGCTCCAGCAGCAACGAGAGCAGGCCCGCGAAGCCCAGGCTGAGCAAGAAATTGCCCAGACCGTGGAGTCGATGACGAACAACCCTAAGTTTCCACACTTTGAGGCTGTTCGCGATGAGATGGCCGACATTGTCGAACTGAGCTCGAAAAGGGGGCTTTACTTATCCCTAGAGCAGGCCTATAATCGCGCCGTTGCTTTGAATCCTGAGGTCAGTCAACAGATCGCAGCTCAGAAAGAGGCAGACGCAAAGCGAGCCGCAGCCCTTGCGCAAAACGCAAAGGCCCAGAAGGCAATGCGAGCAGCAGTCTCGGTGAGCGGCTCCCCTGTAGGCGCGCCAGCTGGAACTTCAAGCGCAGGTGATCGTAGAGCTACCATTGAGGCCGCATTCGACAAGGCTACTTCGGGAAGGTGATGGATAACATTCTTCGCCGCATCACCGGACAGCTGACTCTGCCGCCCCCATGCCGTCAAGCTCGACCAGCACAGCGTATTCCTCCAGTTAAACCCGTCCCAACCTCAAAGGACTGATCATGGCATTTCCGAATAGTGCGGTCAGCGACATCATCGCTACCACCATCCAATCGCGTACCGGCGCCATCGCCGACAACGTCACCTCTAACAACGCCCTGTTGACCCGCCTGAAGCGGCGCGGTAACATCAAGACTTTCTCGGGCGGTAACGTCATCCTGCAAGAGCTGTCGTTTGCCAGCAACGGCAACGCCGGCTGGTACTCGGGCTATGAGACCCTGCCCATCGCGGCGCAGGACGTCATCAGCGCGGCCCAGTACGACATCAAACAGGCTGCGTGCCCGGTTACCATCAGCGGTCTGGAGCAACTGCAGAACAGCGGCAAGGAACGCATCATCGACCTGATCGACTCCCGCATGGAAGTCGCTGAGTCCTCGATGGCCAACCTGATTGCTTCGGGTCTGTACAGCGACGGCACCGCCGCTGGTGGCAAGCAGATCGACGGTCTGCTGAAGCAGGTTTCGACCACCCCGACCAACTCAGTGGGTGGTATCGACCGTTCCACGTGGCTGTTCTGGAAGAACCAGTACTTCCGTTGCACCACCACGGGCGGCGCGGCGGTGTCGGCCACCAACGTGCAAACCTACTTCAACCGCATGTGGGCGAGCCTGGTGCGCGGCAGTGACCGTCCTGACCTGATCATGGTCGACAACGTCATGTGGGGCTTCTACATGGCTAGCCTGCAGGCGATCCAGCGTTTCAGCGATGCCGACACGGCCAAGCTCGGCTTCATGAGCATCAAGTTCATGGACGCTGACGTGGTGCTGGACGGCGGTATGCAGATCAACTGGACAGCCACTGGTGCGGCGGGTACGACCCCCTCGGCTGTTCCGGCCACCTCGGCGTACTTCCTGAACACCAAGTACCTCCACTATCGCCCGCATGCGGACCGGAACATGGTCCCCCTGTCGCCGGGTCAGCGCTACAGCGTCAACCAAGACGCCGCCGTGCAGATCATGGCGTGGGCTGGTAACCTGACCTCGTCGGGCCTCCAGTTCCAGGGTCGGATGGACAACACCTAATCAACGGGGGGCTTCGGCCCCTCAATTAACTTGAGAAGGAGAAGTTCATGAGTCAAGGGAATCTTGGGGCCGCAATCGGGTTGGCGAACACCAACAAGATCGGCCCCGTTGGTGCCTACGTTCAGGGCAGCACCCCGCCTCCTGGGTGGAGCGCCGCCGACAGCTACTTCGGGGTCAACGGTTCCACGTATTACGACCGCAACGTCGTTGACGAGGATCGTTCGGTCACTAACGGCATCACCGTAGCTGGTAACTCTGGTGCAGCAGCGGGCAAGGCGGCTCGTTGGGTCCAGAATACGGCCCTGCTGACTGTCGGCGCGGATCAGACCATCGCGGTATCCGCCACCGGTGTGGCTACGGCAGGTACGGGCGCGGCTTTCAAGACCGCGTTGCCGGTCGGGACGGCCATCCCGGCCAACTCGTTCTTCTGGGTCTTCACGGTCTAGAAGATGCTTAACTCAGGCGTCTTGCAATTTGATGCGCTTGGGAAGGTGCGGAACAGTACTTCCGCACCTGTCTACTTCAACGCTGGCGTAGGGTTCAGCGCTTCGGGGCTAGTCTCCGTGGATCTGAATTCTCCACAGCAATGGACAAACGGTATGCCCTTTATAGCAGCGGGTAAACTGTCGGTCCAAACTGCGGGAGCCGTCCAATTTGTGTCTGCTGGAGGGTTGCCGATCAACGAATTAGGTGCGGTCGCTATCGACACAGTAGCGGCTGTATCCTATCAACAAGCCGGGTTGCCTTTTACCTCCACAGGTAAACTGGCATTCGCCGCTTCCGAAGCCTGACCCTCCCTCAACCAAAGGAACAGAAATGTCCACCTCAGAAATCGACTTCCAGATGAACTTTGACGATAACCAGCAGTCCGACGCCGACAAGCGTTTGTTGGTTGCGTTCTTCCGAGCGGCTGAGAAGAATGAGTTCAAGTCCATCGAAGCTGGTCGCCCGATCTACGAAGAACGTGATCTGATCAAGATCATCACCCCAGGCTCCCGCGACAGTTTCGTCGGGGACGCCACCGAACAGTACCAGACGCGGTTCCCGCAGCAATGGGCTCGTTACAAGGCGGGTAAGGATCAGAACATCTCGGGCACGCCGTTGAACCTCCTTCCTTGGTTGTCGATGTCTCAGGTGGCAGAGTTTGAGGCTGTGGGGTGTAAGACGGTGGAGCAATTGGTCGGCATGTCCGATGCTCTGGCCCACAAGTTCATGGGGTTTCACGGCATCCGCGAGAAGGCCAAACAGTATCTGGACATCGCGGCGGGCAACGCCCCCCTGATCAAGATGCAATCTGAGTTGGAAAAGCGCGACGAGCAAATTGCTGAGCTCAAGGCCACGGTTGACGCCCTGGTTGCGAAGCAGAAGGCGGCTCCAGCCAAGACAACGTAAGGACCAGCGATGGCGGACTACTGGACGGCACTAGATACACTACACCAGGTTGCCGGGGAGCTTGGCCTAGCCAAGCCCCCTACGGTGACGGGTCTGCAGGACATTCAGTCCGTTCAGTTGCTCTCCCTGCTCAATTCGGCAGGGAATGAGCTGATGATGTACTATCCGTGGGCGCAATTCCGCAAGGAATGGTCGTTCTCCACGGTGCCGAACGTAGGCAGCTACACGGTCCCCGCTGACTGGTTGTACTTCCTGGACCAGACTCAGTGGGACCGTACCAACCATTGGCCGCTTCTCGGCCCCAAGTCGGCCCAGGAGTGGGCGTGGTTGAAGGGTAGCTTGGTCGCAGCCTTGCCACGCCAACGGTATCGCGTCGTGGGGGACCAGTTCTTGGTCTGGCCCACCCCCGGAACGTCGGACCCCCCGTTCAACTTCGCCATGGAGTACATGTCGAAGAATTGGGTGTCTAGCACTTCCGGCCCGAACAACATGATATACAAGGATGGCGACATCATCCAGTATAACCCTTGGTTGTTGGTCAAGTTCGTCAAGATGAAGTTCTACGAACTCAAGGGCTTCCAGACGGATGGGGTGCAGGGAGACTTCCTGCGGGTCTTCAATTCACTGACCGGACAAGACGCCGGGGCGCCCATTCTTTCCCTGAGCCCGCGCTACTCCAGTCAATACTTGGGACCGTGGTCGGTGCCGGACGGTTCCTGGAACGTCTCAGGGATCTGATATGTTCTGGCAAGACCCCAAAGCCAAGCCTAAGAATGCCGTGGTCTCGGTTCCGGCCCCTATAGGCGGGCTGAGAGTGCGCG